GCGGGAAAAACCTTCGTGGTCTCCATCACTAGAAATCACGCAGGGTGAGGCTTAGAACACCCTAATAGTCGCGATAGGAGTCGTACTACAATATGTGAAACTTGAAAAAAGAAGCACTATGCCATGTGCTTTAAAAAAAACATCTTTCGATGTGTCGAGGTTTACTGTGTCTCTCCCCGCCCGATATGACTTACGGACTTTATGAGAGCGAGGTCGCTCAAACATAGTATAGGGAAATTAAGAGGTCTACGAAGAAACACTCACGGATATTATTTCAATCTTAAGTGAATTCTAGCGCCTAACTCATAACCACAGTAGTGTGCCGAAGGAAAAACAGGATGACTTTCAACACTCGCAGATTATTACATCCAATTGGACACATAAACACGGAAAATCTGCTCGGAAAACCGTGGTTTGACATTAAGTCGATTAAGAAACCTGATTATTCCAGCTCAGGAAACCTGGAACTGAAACAAACAGACCTGCATGGAAATCCTCGCCAGCTGCTCTAAAAAATGTTGTGGCTTGTGGAGCAGCGTCCCATGTAATATACATCATGGTTCGTGGGGCAGTTGAGGAATAAGAATAACTTAAATCCACCGCTAAATTGTTACTAACGTCTGCAATTGGATAAGCAAACGCTCTAGAATAAAACGGATAATCTACTTCAAGACCGGCAGTGATACCAGTCAAGGTCAATGAATTATTATCACCATTACCAAATCCGCCAAAAGTGGTAGGAGAAATCGCCGTGTAACTAAAATTACTTGACGAAATACTCGCTGATGATAAGGAAAGTGGAGCATTACGAATCCCCATCAAATGATTGGTAGGGTCGCCAGCATCTAGCAATTTGTAGCGTATTGAACCTCTCGCGAGGGCATAACAACTACAAACAATCGAATAGATATCTGTGAATGCTTCAGGCGCATCAAGCGCATTAGCAGCAGTGATTACATTAGTAAATACGGTGAAAGGAAGTGCCTTGAAATAAACTTGAGTCGCTCCAGAATTAAGTAAGGTTAAAGTGTTATATCTTTTAATCAGTTGCCTGAAAGACATGACTCTTTCTCCAATACACAATCTAGAGGGAATAAGACTCTCATGGTACTGAGAATTGCCTATCTCCGTAGATACAATCTCCGAGACTTTATCTCCTATTTGGGGCACAACTCCATTCAAAAGATTGGGTATGTCATCATAGGAAGGATCCAATTTCTCGAGATCTCTGCGTTTTTTGACCAAATTATCAAACCTCGCGGTTATCAAATTTAATGTACTTGATATGTTCTTTAGTTTATACTCCAGATTTATCTTTTCTAGAGTTGTTGGTGGTCTATCAACGTCATTTAATTTATTCTGGAAATGACGAGATCTAATGTCCAATTGTGCAATTTGTTCTCCAAGATTCCGAACCTTGTAATCAATCCTGTTTAATTCAAATTGGAGAGCGTCTTGATCTACTTCTTTTCCTACTTGCGGAACAATAGGGTAAACTATTTGTTCCTGAATTGTTCTTGGATAAGCGAATTCCATATCTTCTGCTGCTGAAATTTCAAACAGTAGAGTTACTGTTGAAGAAACTGTTGCAGGAGCAATTAAGGGATTCAATACATGGAAAAATATAGTACCATATGGAGCATCATTACCAAAAGTGGGTCTATAAGGTAAGATGGATGTATAAGGAATTACAAAAGTGAATTCATTACCATTTCTGATATCTATAATCTCTCTGTGTAAATACTCAGACTGAGCCAGTGAAGGCACACCAGGAGCAGCTCCCAAAGTCAAGTAGTCAAAGGGATAGAAAGACATTGCTAATCTTCCGGAGTGGAACTCAGTCTTGACCAATTTAACAGTCAGACGAAGAGAACCACGATATTCAGAGAAGAAATTAGCAACATAACTGACTGGAGCGGGAAACCAGACGGTGTTTGCACCGTACGTACTCGTTTGGACATACGCACGAGGAGACATTGTGACACTAGTTATTGCTGTACCAACTGCTTGAGCAGTAGTCCAACTTATAGTGCTAAACCAAGCCGGAATTGACGCAATGTAAGAAAGAGACATTTCATCTAAATCAGTCCCTGAAAAACCAACCATATCTTCAACACAATTACTGTCCATCACTGCTAACTTAAAAGTTGTATCATGAGAATCAGCATTGTTGTATTTAGGAAAAATATATCTAGCTATCATAATAAATGGGTTATTTATTGCTGGTTTACTCCAACCAAAAGCTGAAGCAATTGAAGCTGCAATTCCAGAGGCCCACGAAACGGGACCGGCCACGCTTGAGAGCAATGGAATTGATGATAAATTTCCTGAAACAGTTGAGACTTTATTCATAAAGGAAGAAATCGGACCGCCCGCGGCCGCTTCAACCTCTGCTGGAGGTCTTCTTTTTCTAACACTCGTTTTAACACCACCTCTAGATTGCGGAACAACAGGCATTTTAAACTTCACATCTTCCATATGTACATACAAAGACCATGAAGCAGTCGTCGAACCTGCTGGTGATACAAGAGGAGAATACGCACGAAGCATAAGACTCCCAATGTCCCACAAAGCTGGAGTGGTTGTTGTCAACGGGTTCCAACCTGTTGCATTAATAAAAGGAACATGCAGAACTGCTTGAGTATCCATGGATAAATCTATTTCTACATGGGGCAGTTGTGTAACTTGTGTCAACTTTGCTGAATGACCAGCAACAAAAATGGAACTATTTTGAGCTGCTCCACCATCCGGACACCAGGCCAAGATATAACGTCCTTGTTGGAATCGGTTGGCATTCACAAACAAGGTAAACACTAAAGTTCCTCGCGTAACATAATTACCAGATACCTTATTATACCAGATAGTATTACCAGTAATAACAGCGTGATAAATCCTACTCTGAAAATAATTGGAAGTTGCAAAGGAATCGGTTGTCGCGAAATTTCCTGAAGATAATAAATACGGTTTAGAGAGAAAGACAGCTACTTCTTGTGTTACTCCAGTATTAGCTGAATCAAGATGAGCATTTGTGAGAGGAATATGCTTCATCACAACTGTCTCCTTTGTAACACCATCGTTAGTAGCGTCGGCCGTTGAATAATTGGGAAATGAACTTGTTGAATCTTCATTCGCACTCATCACTGAATGTGAACCAAGATCTTGACCATCTGAAAAGGTAATGTGTTTTGATGTGGTATTAGTTGCAGCAATTGATGTACCCACTTGTGGCTCAATCAAACCAACAAGATCGTGATGGATCCTAGACATTGTGCGGACTGCGCACGCCCCGTCTTGGCAGTAAGGATCAATATCCAGAGGCTTCCCATCCACAAGCGTCACGTCGAAATTTTCTCCATCAATTTCATTAACGACGCCCCGTAATCGTGTGGATAGATCATACGAATAAGCTTCACTTGTTAAAGAGGAGCCCACTTCTCTAGCTAAAACTAGTCGTCTTAAAGAAGTGTAATTGGTGTTTGGAGGAGGGTTTATGTATGGATTATCATACAATGCATCTAATATCCGTTCCTTCCAGTACTGAAAAACTGGTTTCGAATGGAGGGATAATTCTTCAAAGCATATTCTGAGGTTATTTTCAGTATCTCCTAGTGTTGAAGCTCCATCTTTAATCCAATATGGAATCTCCAATATAACCTTCAGTTCCAATGGGGCAACATATTTACGAATTGTTGAGTCCCATTCAAATCTTCTCTTGAGAAAAGTAACTTGATCAATAGTCCTCAAGGATTCATCGCAGATGGTCTTATTCTTGTCTTCTGGAGTATAAGTCATCCCCATGTCATTCATCGCTTCCTGAATAACACGCTCATTAAAGAAACTAGCACCATACTGTGTAACTGAGTATACATGATCATCTCCACACACAATTAAATAAACATGCTCGTTGAAATCTTCAATTGGTAATTTAAATCTCAACCAGACAAGTCTAAATAACATGTGGTTATATAAACAGTTCACAAGAATTGTGAGAGCGTGTCCTGAACTCAGGCTAGAAGACCACATATAAATTATATCTCTGTTCAAATGCATAGAATTGACTATTTCGTACCAGATCACTCGTCTCACTTCATTGTCTTCCGCATCACTACCATACCAAGCATTAATTATATCTAGAATACAATAGTGGACACTGGGCATTTCACGAGCATCAAAACTCTTAAAATCACCTGCACCAACTCCACCATTCTTTCCGATGATCTTCCTGGCTATATAATCCCAGTCTGAACTATACTCATTCACACTGATAGCCATTCCATTCGCTATGCAATTAGCACCAATCCATTTCTGGAATGCGCCAAAATACATACGACTTGCAATTAATAATGGTGTTGGACTAGCAGAAAACATTCTGGTATCTCCTCTTTCTACTTTCTTCAGAGGGCGTCTTTCATCTTTTAAACAATCAATAAAAACATGGGTCAATCTTATTCCTTTCTTCGCATGTTCAATAACACAATTAACTTCTTGCTCCAATTTTCTACATTCATCAAGATTAAGATCATAATCATCATCAGTTCCGAAGAATCTCTCCTTTGTATGGCAACCTTTCATCGTTGTATAAGGAAAACCAGCAGAAGTAACTCGAGGAATGGCTTTAAAAATTCCTGAGTCGTCTCCAAGAACCGCCATTTTGAAAGAGAAAATCTCCTTCTTCACAGGATTACTTGAAGTCGAATTCAACATGTCGGATAAAGACACTTGTGCAAGAAACAAATCATCTGGATTAATCCACGAATAATTAAGACAATATCGCAAGTTAGCATCTAACATGGGATCAATACGCTCACCTCTTTCATTGATAAAGGGGCGTAGACGCGCGGGGGCTGTTACAGCTTCACCCCACGCACCATGGAGCACGCTCTTAATATTCTTCGTCTTACCACTACCCATCGAGGCGTATTGAGGCAACACCTTTCCGAGAGCTTCTTTATTCGGGAGATCGTTAACGACTGTGAGTTCCAAATTCAGTTGGTCCTCATACACGTATCTCTCATCAACACGAGAACAAATCTTCTCGACCATTTCTTTAGTTATGACTGTTGAAATACCCATCTTACTCTCAGCAACACCTGCTACATGAAAGCCAATTATCTTGGGTGATTTCCTACTATCATCAACAAAAAGTACAGAACCACAATCACCTGGAGAAGTTCTAGCTCTATACAACCATGTCTCTGCTATAGTGTAGGGTGCAAAATCTACGCAATCCTTTACGTCTACAACATTTTTATTGTATCTAGCTACAACGGAACAAATTTCTGGACATTGCTTATCGTTTTTAACTGCAAAGGGAATAGAAAGAACTGCATCTATATTAGCATACAGCTCCAGATTCTTTCGACTAGCAAAGTTATCGACGATATCGCGGACTGGAGGAAAATGTCTAGGAAGTTTAATATAAGCTATCTCTTGAGGTTCGAATTCATCATCTGTTCTGAATGTTTTAAAGAACTCACCAACAGTAAATTTAAATACTACATCTGTGGTGTAAAATTTTCTCAGTTCAATAAAATCTGAATCATCAATAGCTAGATCATCATATCTAGAACCAGCTAATTCAGAAACAAAGTGGTAAGGGAAAATTATTGTCGTTCCTCTTACTGCAACAGCAAATCCATATCTACTCATTTTAGTAACTGCCTCGCCATCAATTGTACTCTTAGAAACTGGAACCCAGAATTCTAATGTGTTTCGCTTAGCAATAGACTGAACTAAATCAGCCAAATTGGAATTAACGGCTTGAATAGATTGTGGAGCTATTCTCTGAACCTCTTTTGGAACTCGCATTCTTTTGGATCTCATGTGTCTTTCATTTGAATGACCCAATATTGGTTCTGATGGTAGTCTACATGAATAAAACATTGTAATCAACGCAAGTACAGAGCTCAATCCTCCAGCAAGAAGAAGCTTATTCCGATCTATAAAATTCAAAACAGGCTTGCACTTTTCTGGAGGGAAATAGCTCATAATACTCTTATAATGCTTCAATAGAATATTAAATAAACCATCGCGAGTCGGAAGCTTTATATTTTCGAAGGATCCTTTTATCTCATTAACTATGCGCTGTGTAATCTTCATCTGCTCACTTTCGTCAGAATAAGGGATAGCAAAGAGAGCTTCTTTCACAGCCATCTCAGTGGTCGTCCTGAGAGTTTCTCTTGTCAAAAAACTAGTTATAGCTTTAGTTCCTCTATGAACATTCTTCGGGCTGTAGTACTCAAGCATGAACTTTTCAAAAACATCAACCATTGGTTTAACAACCTCAACATTATATGTTGCATCCAACATGGAAACAAAGAAAATAAATTCACCCAACATTTCAGAATAACAAGCTGGGTTAATCAATCTTAAATTCAATAATTCCTCATTGGTAAGTAGATCGAAATTAATCAATCGTACATTAGGTTGAACATCTTCTCCAATTTGTGGTTGAACATGCTCTAGATCAAGTACTTCATTTCGATTATCTAATAGAGTTTGCTCGAGAGTCTTGAGATATGTTTTGTGCCATTTAGTCTTCTTTTCATAAACGGCACAAGTCTCATTAACTAAATCCTTAAAATCTAGAATTCTATTACTATTGACGAAATTTAAATCCTCAGTCTTCTGTAAATAGAACTCTAGCATATCAGGGTGTAAAGATGACGCGCCATCAACAACAGGTGCTTTACTAGTGTCCATCTTACGGTCCCAAATAGCTTTTTCTGGATCAACACAATACTCTTGCTTGGGGCAAACATCTATTACAATGTCCCATCTTCGCATGAAAGCTCCTTTATCATTAATACTTTCAAAATTCATTGAGAACATATTAGTATTCGCTATAACAAAATGAGATCTAAAGGTAGTATTCCCTTTACTTTCAATTGAAGCACAATGCAGCTGGTTTTCAAACACGTTAATAGCTCGAATCACATTCATTATTTCATTATCTGGTTGACCAACAACATCTCTCGCTTGACAAATGTCGTCAATGAACATAATTCTCTTGTTTGAATCATAACCTTCCCAATACACATTCTCAGCTTGTCTATTGTAGACAAAAACTGAAGAGGATTCTTTGTATTTCTCATAATCTTCCTCTGAAAATGTACGGGCAGCTATAGCATGTGCTAAATGTTGCATCGTCAGTGATTTTCCACAACCTGGTGGACCCCGCATCAAAATAGACACAGGTTCCTGTCGGATTCCATTAAACTTAAAATTACTCGCCAGAAGAGTTTTCTTGATCAACTCTAGCTTAGCAAGTGACTCATTCAATCTGAATTTAAATATGGCGGAATCTCGACCACCAGGTAATCTAGCACATATATACTCCCCCTCCAAAATTAGAGATCTGACTCTATCTAAGGAGGAATCATTATTAAGGAGCATTTTATTCTCATAATCCAACCGTATGGCTTGGAATTCTTTCAAATATGTATCTAGATAATCATGTCCAGTTCTAAAGAACGTATAAGGATCTGAATAAATGTACTTTGAAATACTGTACTTAATATATGAAAACAGCATAGCAAAAACCTCGACTATTGGCTTAACACCAGTTCCAACTCTTGATAAATTGTTGAACATGGCGGTCAAGGGTTGTGGATCAAAGACATTCGTTACTGTACCAGTAACTAGAGCTGTATTACACAGTCCGGTTATCATACTGGTAAGTTCTTCAGTGGACATTTCTGGTTTCACTGTATTTCTATCCAGTCCAAAATCCATTACTAAAGTTAATAGACTTCCTGAAACTGATCCAAAGCTCGAAGCTAAGTAACCAATAATCGAACCAACAAGAAGTCCGTTTGCTGTGTATCCTCTGTAATAGGCAACAATCAGAGCAGCAACTACGGATAAAATAACAGGTATGGACATAGTACTAGGAGCCGGAAGAAGATCTTTCAATTTAGGTAAAGAGGTCTTAATGTTAACATCATGTGTTGATGATTGAAGGGATGTGATTGTATTCATGAAATTATTGACAATCTCGGTGAATTCGGGAGAGATATCATGAGTCAATTTTACATTTCGTATGGCATCTGAAATTTCAGCCATAGCGTCGGTAAATTCTTCATCTACACCGACGTCGAAATTGACTCCGACTTGAGGGTTAATTCCCCGCGCTCCATAAAACATAGCAACTAAAAATGGATCATGCTTTGCAAATCGAGACGCGAATGGTATAATAGCGGTCCCCACCTCAGGGTTAACTCTCTCTCTCTTATACTCCATAGACTTCTTCAAAGCTATGGTTTTCTCTTTATCTTTCAACCGAATATTATGAAGGATTGATTTATCCTTCAAAGAATCTTTCTTAACTAAAGTAATTTTCTTGGGCACAACTGAAGTTCCGTATGAGCTTGAATCGTTCATAGTTAAATCTTATATCTTATAGTTGTGTCTGGTTCGTGTGTTAATATACCCCTGCTCTGTGTGGTAGAGCTGAGGAGGTAGAGACCCCCGTTTAATGTTTTTACTATAGAACATCTGCGGTAGGGACCAACTAAACTATATCAGTATATCCATCTGACCATGGGAATCTTTGAGACTTCGCTGAAGATTCAATTACAGCTATTATACAATTGTTTTTAACATAGGGATAGTATAACCTATGCATGGTACCTCCATGATCGCATTTCTGCGCCACAGGACGCTGATAGTAGACAGCATTTTAACCCAAATTTATAGGGGGTATTTTGTCTCCCTTCACCCAGGATATCAACAGTATATCGTTCTGATGACCCACGACATTTCTTTAACATAGTAATGCCTCTATGTCATTTCTTTAGTGTAGTAATGATCTACATGTGTTTTGGCATAAACATCTTTTTTTGTTTTTGAGCACAAATCAATATCAAAGTGAAATACATCATTCATGAACTATTCATGAGCTTTCTCATGCAATTTTACTCGCACATTACTAACGCACATACAGCGCACATACAATTTATGCAATTTCTACTGCAATTTTACTCGCAGCATACTTTCGCACGCGCATTCTCTAAAACAAATCATTGTACTATATTTTACTGATATTTTTGGTTTTAGCGATGATGAATAAATCATCATCATTTTAAACTCATCTTCTGATGGTAGCATTGGCTCATTCAACAGGAATAACCTGCCAAGTTTACCGCCATCACAAGGATTTTATAAAACAAAATTCAGTAATTGTACAAGATCGCCACTTCTTGAAACAACCACCTACTTAATACCACCTTCTGAAAATCGGAAGGGGAGAAACGGTGGCTGAAAGCCTCGATAGTGAAAAATATTCCGGCCCAAATAAATGGATCACCGGCATCACCCTTAAACTACATCTGTTTACCGCCACAACTGTGATAACTCATCATTACCCCAGATGTGGTAGAACTTATCTCATAAAAGAATAACGTTATACATTTCCGGTCGCAAGAAAGAAAAGACTTGCCGCGCAAAGCCAGTGAGTAAACTCAAACTAACCGTACGTAGAATCAAATTCAATACAGGAAACCCTGAAAGCTTGACCATAGTCGTGTGACTTGGATCTCAAGAAAAATATCGTTCAAAACCGAGCCACTATTACTAGTGTCCTCCAAAAAGTGACTGATCATTCTCCTATCAGCCCACTTCTTAG